ACTGGATATAACAACCAATTTGGTGGTGAATATGCTCACCTCTCAGATCCTAAAGAATTAAGATATGTTGTTGGTGATAATGTATTCTTAAATCCTGTTACACAGGAATTCCAAGAATTAGCATCTAATTTCCAACATTCACCTGTTATAGGTTGGGCATTTGATGGTAACCCAATATATGGTCCTTATGGATATATCGATCCTACTGACCAGAATAGTGGTATCAGAAGGATGCGTACTTCATATAAACTGAAAGAAAACGTTGTATATGATGAGATAACCAATCCTGAACCTGCTCGTGTAGATGGTCCTCCTATTGCCACATATGCTGCTGGCACATTTGTAGATGACTATTTCTATGATTTCCAATCAGGTGACTTAGATCAGTATAATGGTCGTTTCTGTAAGACTCCTGAGTATCCTGGAGGCACCTATGCTTATTTCGTAACTATAGATGCTAGTGATGCAGGTCTTTCTGAATTCCCATATATCTTAGGACCACAGTTTAACTCACTTCCCGATGCTTGGAACTTCTCTCAAGCAGCAACACAAGAGAATATCCCTGATGGTGTTGTCCGTTATAGAGATCCATATACTGATGTTGATATTGATATTGATCGTCAACCTAACCAGACTGCTGATATCTTCACTACTGAGATAGAAGGATATCCTATTATCTTTGAAATACAGGATAGTAATAATGACGGTTTGATTGATGCTAATGAGCAACAAGAATTACTAGAGATGTCTGAAGAGGCAACTCTACAAATATATGACTATTTCCCAAGAGTCTCTGCTGAGTCTAGAGTTGATATCGAAGTTGAGACAACTACTCAATTTGAGAATGCTCAGATTGATGGATTTGTTATTGAGAACCCAGGTGAGTCATATCAGGTAGATGACACCATATTCTTCGATAATGAAGGTACTGGTGGTTTTGGTGCTTCTGCTATCATCGAATCTGTTAAGGGACAGAATATTATTGGATATCAGAAAGAGATCATTGGTGACCGTCCATATGGTGTTATAACAACATCTATAGGGCATGAGTTGAGACAACAAGATGAAATCATTGTAAACTCACGTCCTGTCATTGATAACACTCAGAAAACCTTCAAAGTCAAGGTTGTGACTGGTGTTGAGAGTATTTCAGTAACTCAAGCAGGTACAGGATATAACGAAGATATTCCACCTACTTTTGAGTTAATTACAGCATCTGGTCAAGATGCTTCTCTCCAGTTGGTGCTTGAGAATACTGGACAGATTAATAAGGTTAATATCATTAATTCTGGTAATGGATATGATGCTGACAATCCTCCTCAGATTAGAGTATCTCATCCTCAGCAATATAAGAAAACTCGCTATTGGATCACTGAATACCTTGAAGCAACTGGTATAGTCAGTATACATGATATGGTAACGACTGAAGAGCGTTACACATATATCTGTGGTAGTTGTCTTGAAACAGATGGTGACCAAGCAGCAATTATCGTCAAATTTGACGACCTAGGCCAAAAAGTCTGGGAGAGAAACTTATTACCTCTTAACTCAGGTACTAAGAAGGCAGAATTCGTTAAGATGCATATCGATGCTTCAGCAGAGAATGACATCATTTATATCGTTGGTCAAACATATGATCCTAATAACTCTCAGTATAATCCTGATATTTGGTTAGGTAAGTATGAGTCTGGATTCAACAATGCTAATGCTCCAGATGGTATCCTTCTATGGCAGAAGGCTATTGCTGGTATCAGTGGTACCACAAGAAGAGACTGGGTTACATCTCTAGCATTAGACCAGGAAGGTCGTATCTATCTTGCAGGTTATACAGATAGTAATTCACCTGATCCTAACGATATGTGGATCATTCAGTGTAATCTTGATGGTGATCTTGTAGAGAAGAGAAAGATTGCATCTGCTGATGATTCAGAGATGATTAACCAGATCAAGTGGATATCTGATGACAGATTCTTCTTTGTTGGTGTTAATGATGATAACGACGATTGTATCTTTGGTGTATTCTGGTTTGACGGTGCAAACCTTGAAATTGAATATATCAGACAGATCCCAACTTTAGGTGGATATGTAAGAAATCCTAAATTCGCTGTTGATGATTATGGTGATTGCGTCTTAGTTTGGGATGTATATAACAGCGTTAGTTCCAAGTATGATAAAGTACAAATCAGCAAATTCCCAATTGCAACTGCCAACAGTCAGTGGGAATGGCAGAAGACAGTTACTATCAGTGGAGACATTGATTCAATTAGACATGCTGGTATTAACGTAGATGTATTTGGTAACTATTCACTTGTAACTGATGTAGTTGAAGAGCAAAATCAGAGATACTCAGTTATCCATTATATGAAGTATGATGGAACAATAATTAAAGAGACTAAGATTGATGATACTGCAAATATTGGTTTCAAAGCTAAGACTCATACAGTAGATAACTCTGGTGACCCAATCTTAGTACTTGATAGACAACAGTCTGACCAAATTGCAGCATATAGATTTAATGATGATACTGATCTAGATTACGACTTTACTAAGCAGAATCTAGCAACGATGACATTTACATCGATTCCTGATTCTACTTACGATGATGTAGTTTACAAGTTTGGTACTGGATCACTTAAGTTGAGTGGTCCTTCTCCTGTTATACTTGCTTCTTACGGAATGACCGATAAGGAGTGGAGTTTCAGAACATGGATGAGCATGAATACTACTGCTCATGCTACAAACCATAAACCAATTCTATTTGATGTTATTCCTGTTGCAGGTGATAGCATACAGGTTGAGTTAGATGGTGATCAGAATAGTGCAAACTATGAGAAAGCAGTAATTTATGTTAACTCAGTACAAGCAGCAACATCTGCTACTGCTGTTAACTGGACTGCATTTGCTAGTGCACAATGGGTACACGTAACCTTCCAGAAGAGAGAAGAATCATTAGGTCTTTATCAGTATGAGTTATTCATTAATGGTAACCTAGTTGTTAACTTCCAAAGCACCTCTGATATCAGTGTTAATGAGGTAGCAGTTGCAGGTAAGCATACTGGTGGTAATGCTGCTAACTGTTTCGTTGGTAATATTGATGATCTTGTAGTAGACAACATTGCTCCTTACAATACTGCATACTCTACACCTGGTGAAGAGATTCCTGTTACTACAAGTAATTCAGATTCCGTCTTAGTTAAGTTTGATAGACTCCATTCTAAGAGAGGCACATTTACTCTATCTGGAGTTACCAAATATACAGACATAGCATTTACAGATATTGAGCTTTCAACTACATGGGTTGATTTAGGTCTCTCTGCTCTATCTGCATGGGTTCCTGGTGCAGGTGGTTTACAGATTCTGGATATGTCCCAGGTCATTGCTACATTAAACCCAAGCACTTATACATTTACAACTAATAAAGCTGAGTATGCAACTAAGACATCTACTATACCTTCACCATTAGGTAAGAGACTTGAAATAAGTGCTGATGTTATTAGTAAGTTCTATATGCGTGATGCTCTCTATCAGAAGATAGACAACGTAATGGAATTTACCTTTAGTCAAGATCTTAAGTTAACTAAGGGTACAATCTTACAACAGTTTAATGATGCTGGTGTTACTCAAGCATACGGCACCATTGTAAACGTCCCAGAAGGCACCTTATTAAACCCTGGATACGGTAATAAGTATCAAGTTGGTAAGATATATGGTGAGTTTAATAATACAGATCGTTATAGGACTGTTGCTGGAGATGTTAACCAGATTGAAGGTACTTACTTCGATACTATTGAAGAAGAGAATCCATGGCAAGCAAATACTGCATATGTCCAAGGAGATACAGTTTATAATGGTAAGAGAATTTATCAAGCACAAGGTGCTGGTACTTCAGGTACTATTGCACCAGTACACACTGCTGGTGTCCAGAGTGACGGTGTTATAAACTGGGCATTCCTAGATGATGCTGGTAAGTTTACTATTGACCTAACTCAGCATCCATATCCTAGACCTCAGTGGACTGGATTAGATATGCCTGAGTGGTTACCAGATCGTCTCTACGTCGTTGGACAGAGAGTTTGGTATAAGTTAAACGTCTATGAAGTTGCAGTCGGTGGAGGCGGTGTCAGTGGCACTACAGCACCTACTCATGATACTGGTGATGCCAGTGATGGTGGTGTAACTTGGACTCATATTTCTACTGAAGAAGCAATCAGTGTTTACACTAGATTGATGCCTTATGATAATGGCAACAACTATATGGTTCAGATCATGGAGGTACAACCAGGATCTGTATACATTCCAGGAGACGTTGTTTCTATCAACTCTAGTAATATAACTCTTGCTGAGGATGAGAAGAGTACTGAGATATCTGGATTTGCATCAGTTAAGAAAATTCGTGTTACTGCTCGTTTAGAGAAAGATATTATTAGATCATCTTCTGTCAGAACAGAATATGTCTATGCAACATCAAATAGTGCTCACAATTTCGATGCTGGTAATATAATCTTCACCGAGGGATTTACTACGGCCCAGTTTAATGGATCCTTCTTTATTGATCAGATTATGGGATCAAGAGAGTTTACATTTGCTATCAGAGCAACTGCTGACTCAGATCCTGCATTTACTAATAATGCTATTGCTGGTGTTAACATCTATGCAAAACACCCAACTTTAGAGTTTACTAGAAATCATCAGTACGTATTTGATCTATCTGATACTTCTAACTTTGGATATTACCTATCCTTCTCTCAGGATAACCAGTATAAACTAGAATACTCATTCAACAATATTGAGAGATCTGGTACTCCAGGTATTCCAACAACTCCAGCTCCATTCGTTAAATTCTCTGTATTAGGGGATGTGACGAATATTTCCTACTACTTCGATCCATCAAGGACAGGGGCGAATTCACCAGTAGGCAGCAACAGCTTTATCGATGTCATCACAACACCCTTTGATGGTACATTTAAGATATCAGAAGTACCAACAGATACAACATTCAAATTCCCACTTCTGAAAGAACCAGAAAGGATGAATGCTGAGGTTGGAAATGACGAATTTGATCAACCATACTCATATTATTCAACTACCTCTCTAAGAGCAGTTGGTCCTATTAATACAATTCAACTGGTTTCTCCAGGTGGATTCTATCAGAAATTACCTATCATTAGTGACATTGCATCCTTCAGACAGATTGAGAAGGTTGTAGTTGTTGATGGAGGTACTGAGTATGCTCCAGGTGTCTACTATGATGTCCCTATATTGGGAGATGGTGAAGGTGCTAAGGCAACCGTTACTGTAGAAGTTGATGATGAGATTGGATCAGGTACTATTACAGGTGTTGCTGTAACTGACCCAGGTAAAGGTTATACAACTGCATCTATCGATATAGACGCTATACCTGGTATCCTAGGACAGACTCTTGCTGGATCTGGTGGTAGTGTTAATGTCGTTATTCCTTCTGAAGGATCTGGTGCATCTGTCTTCTTAACAGGTACTAATATTGGTAAGATTAAGAGACTGAAGAATAATGAATTTGGTTTCGGTTATTCACATGACTATACCTTAAAACCAGAGATTACATTCCCTGTTAACTTACAACTCTTTAATACATCAATACTAAGTCAGATTAAGATAACTGACCCAGGTTCTGGATATACTTCTACTCCTGCTGTTGTAATCGAAGGTGGTGGTGGATCAGGTGCTGAAGCGATAGCAATCGTTAAGAATAACAGATTGTCTGAGATTACAATTAAGAATCCAGGTTCAGGTTACTCATCCGAACCAACTGTTACTCTGAAATCAGAATTCAACTATGTTGTTAACTTAGACCTTAACTATCTACAGTTTAACTTCCCACATGGTATTACCACTGGTGCTGAAGTCCAATTCCGTGCTGATGATATTGGATCAACAACTGGTGAATTACCAAAACCAAGTACCGCAGGTTTAACTAGCTTGGTTGAAGGACAGACCTATTATGCTATTGCTGGTGAGGCAGCAGGTATGGAGCCTGACCAATTAAGATTTGGTCTTACTTTACAGGCAGCACAAGCTGGATCTTTCGTTACATTCTTGACTCAAGGATCTGGTAGACAGACACTTCTAACTGAGGTATTCGGTGGTAAAGCAACTGCTGTTGTTGAAACATCTCGTTTCTTAGAAGGAGAGACAGTATATCAAGGATCTTCAATAGAGACACAGACTGCTATTGGTAAGGTTTCTACTAACACTGGTTGGCAGATTGGTCCTAAGATTCTTAAGGTTGTAGATTATACTGGTGATTGGGCAAAAGGTGAGAGAGTCCAAGGTGAAATATCTAAGGCATCTGGTATTATCGATAACTTCTCGATAGCACGTGGTGTGTTAAATATCGGCTCCCTAACGAAGACACCAGGCCGATTTATTGATGACGTTGGTAAACCATCTGAGATTGTCCAGAAGATTCAAGATAGTTTCTTCTATCAAAACTTCTCATATGTTGTACAATCACAAATTCCTATCACAGAGTGGAAGACTCAGGTCTTAGAAAATAACCACCCTGCTGGTTTCAATATGTTTGGTCAGTTACAACTTACTGGTGGTAAGGACGTATCTGGACGTAGAATTGGTACTGAGTTTACTAAGAAGGTTAACATACAAAACTATAGTAATGTAAACCAGATTACATCATTCGGTGCTGCTCAACCAATCTATACTGATTACAACAATACTGAGGTTCTTTTCCGTAAGAAACGTCTAACTTCTTCTGAGGAAATCTTAACTTCTATCGTTAAGAAACTTGATGATATCTCAGATCAGTTTAACGGTATTGATAAGCAATTCCCAATTACTGTTGAGGGTGAGCAGGTAATTGTTAAACAAGATCAGTTGATGATAACTCTTAACGGTGTTATCCAGTCTCCTGGTGAATCATTCACAATCGTTGGTGGTAATTTAGTATTTGCTGAGCCACCTAAACCACCTTCTAAAGTTAACTATAGAATCTTAGGAGTTACTCCTACACCTATCTACAGAATTGCACTTTACCAATCTGGTGGTACTGCAAACTATGGTATCTTCCCAACCCTAGGTATGCAAATACAGGGTGAGACTACTGATACTGTTGCTACCGTTATTGATTCAGGTACTAACCACTTAGATGTTATCAATGTAACTGGTGGTACATTTGATCTTAACGAGCAAATTGTAAGAGGTGAGATATTCGCTGCATTAGTAGAATCTGTTACTCTAATCAACTCAGATACTATCTTTGAGTTTGGAGAAGCAATTACTAACCTCGATGGTGACACTGCTTACATTGAAGAGACTAATATCGACCCTCAAGGTGTTGTTACTGATAGAGTCGTTGTAAGTAAGACTTCAGGTACTCCTAGGTTTGAAACTGGTATCTTTGACCTTAAACTCAACGAATACATTTATTCTGCCTCATCTAAGATTGCAGGCCAGATTACATACATCGCACCTTACACAGATCCTGTAACTGGTGACCCTGTTGATGAATTGATCATTAACAGAGGATCTACCTTCTTCGGATTACTATTTGAGCGTTTAGTTAGTCTAACTAACCCTAATGTCATCTTAGACGACATTTCACAATCATCTATTACTCCTACTAAGCTTTACGATTCTGCAAACAGAATTAATGCTGATTTCCTTGATTTTGAAGAAGTAAGGACTACTGAGATTACATATTCTCAACTTACTGGTGGTACTCTTGCAGAAGGCGAAATTATCCGAAATAAGAAGGTTATTTACGGAAATCCAGTTTCTGCTTATCATGGAATCGCTGCAAACAGATTCTTAGATGGAAAACGCAATATTTCCAATAATAAGCAAGAAATCATTGATTTTGCTGAAGCAAGTATTGCAATACAGTTTGAAGACTACTATTTCCCATCTGACGTTATTACTAACCCATGGAGTCGCTTTAAGGACGCATACAGGTTAATTCAGAAGAATAGAGCATTAATCATCGGAATGGCATTCGATGACATGAAGACTCAGTATCCTTCATCTTCTATTCCTTCAGATGACAAATGTAAGAGAGATATCGGATTATTCATCGATGCAATCACTATTGACATGTATGCAGGTGGTAATCGTTATGCTCGTAAGTTTATCCAACAATTCTTCGATAGTAACGGTAATTTAACCTACGTTAATGCCCAAGCGGCCGAAACTCGCTTTGCATACGAAAAGGCTAAAGATCGTTGTTTAGTTGCTCTTGCTAACGGTTATTCAGGCACAATTAATGCTGTAAACTCTGGTGACTCTTGGGTTGCGTATCAAGACCTTACAATTACTGCTGACCCATCACCTAATGATCCTTATGGAACTGCTGGCTCTAATACCTCTAATACTGATTCTGAGAACTGCTCAGATGTACAATCGGCACTTTCAACACTCTGGGAGTTCATCGACGAAGCATTAAATATTTCTTCTCTAACTGAGCTACCTGATGAGCAAGAAGGTACATATTCACCTCATCAAGAGAAATGTCGTCGTGACCTTGGATACTTCATCGATGCTATTGCTGAAGATGTAGGATCTGGTGGTAACTATAATACCGTTGAATTTACTAAAAAATTCTTCGATGATGCTGGTGTCCCTCTAACTAACGGTATTGTTGGTGAAGAAGCAGAAGCAGTTTGGGCATTTAACTCTGCAAGGACGTTGATGTATTCAGCGATCAATAACCTAATGTATTGGAAGGAACTCAATACTCCTGGTTATAACCTTAATGATCCCACTACTTACTCTGGTGGTGTTGCTCCTGCTAATACTTACGATGCAAACTATGCATCTGGTAATAATCAGGATGTTAACAACTGTGCTAACGTTAAATCTTATATTGACACTCTAAGTGGTATTGCAACAACTGCAATGACTGCTGGTAACCTAACCAACGTTAATGCTCTTGCACTTGTTTCTGACGGCACATTCGTTGCTAATGAGACTGTAAGGACTACAAAACTTGCATATAAGGATAAGTCAACTGGATTATTCATAACTAACGATCAAATCAAAGGTATCACTTCTGGTGCAGTATTCAGTGCAGTTGGAGTTAATTCTGGTCTTAAGTGGTTATTTGCAGGACCAATTACTGGTACCTTCCAAAATGGAGAATATCTTACTAACTCAACTCTCACAAACACAAATTGCTCTCAAAGTGTAATAATCAAGAAAGCTGAATTAGAAGGAGAAAAATCCATCTATATTCCAACTAACGGTCATATAGTTGCTACAGAGAGTAAAGACTTTGAATTTGGACTTGGAGACTTCACAATTGAAGGTTGGATCCGTCCTGCTTCTAATGTCGGCACACAAGTACTTGTAGACTTCAGAAGACTAACTGCTGCTCAAGGTTTGAATATCTTGATGGATGGACAGAAATTAAAGGTATATAACGGCACGACCAATACTATCCTTAGTACAGATGTATTTGCTACCACAGGTACTTGGTATCATATTTCAGTCTGTAGGACAAGTGGTGTTACTCAGGCATATGTAAATGGATCACAAGTTGGATCTAACTACGTTGACACTAATGATTACCTATATGGTGGTGCATATATTGGAGCAGACTTTAACTTAGCAAATAGTTGGGCTGGTCATATTGATAATTTCGTAATTAAAAAAGGAGTAGGTGATCGTCAAGCAAACTTCACTTCACCTAATACACTTGATTATACTGATGAAAAGATTGTATTTGGTCTAAATGGTGAAGCACCATTTGTATGCTCAACTACTGATACCTATGCTACATTCTGTGGTCAGAATTCTTCATCTGCAACTGCCAAGTCTATTGATTATGCAGAAAGAGATATTATTGTAGAAGACGTTGATACTGGTAGAGCAGAGCAGAAGAGATGTGCTGAAATTATCGACCTTAACGCTGCTTGGATTGCTGAAGAAGCAGTCGGTAGAATGAAGGTTGCATTCCCAGACTTTACTATTCGTGGTGATGATCCTGGCAATAATGTATATGGTGGTACTAACCTTTGTATAAGAGATACAAAGGATTACATCCTTGGAGCACTTATTAAAGACCTTCAAGAAGGTGGAGACTTCCATACAATCTACACAGCAAGAACTTACTTAACTGCTAGTGGTAAGTTAGATCACATCGCTGCTGAGATTCTACAATCTCTCTATACATGGAATGAAGTATTCAAGATCTGTATAGATGTTGTTACAACCACATCTACTGATCTTAATGGAGAATATAGTACTAGGTTGAGAATACCTAATAATTTTGCATCACCTGCTTCATCTAATACAACTGATGAGATTAACCTCTTAGGTAGTAATTTACTTAAGGTTGTTGCTCCTATGGATCAGAGATTCAGAGAAGGTGGTTATCAACTTTGGAAGAATAGAGATTATATCGCAGAAGAGGTTGCTGGATTTATTCAGAATAAGTATGAGAAAGATATCGATGGCACCGTATATGACTTCCTAGAGATGCCTGGATATGGTCAGCCATATTGTGAAAGAGATATCAAGGACTTTATACTTCCTGCTGTAATTGCTGACCTTGCTACAGGTGGCACATATCAGACTGAAGCAGTTATTGATAAGTATCTTGATAGTCAGCAAAATGTGATTCATGTTGAATCTGAGCTTAATCCAATGCTTGATGCATTTGAGCATACTAAACTTCTTTGCTTAAAGGCAATCAACAACTTATTGTTATCTTCAGGTGAAGCTGCTTCTGAGTTAGGTGCTATTGCTCCTTCATATATTCAGGAAGAATATTATAGTCCTTTATACACTGCAAGAGCAGCATATAGAGATGAGAATATAGTACTTGATACTGAAGCATATCCTCAAGGTCCAACTGGTAGAAACTCTAACGACAGATACCTTGACGCTGCTGATGTTATTTGGAATAATAGAAGAATAATTGCTAAAGAATGCGTAGCAATTATGAATGACTTGTCTAAGTATGAAAATCTACAGATTCCTGGAGGTCCAGTTAACTGTGAGGATGACGTACTTGATATGATCGAGGCAGCGGTTCATGACCTTCGCTTTGATTGTAACGAGAAGACATATGATGCTGCTGCATTATATGTTGAGACAGAAAATAATTCCCTTAAGCATATTGAGGGTGAGTGGGAAGCATCTATAACTGTAGTTAAGATATTAAGAGATATCATGACTCTTACCATGCGTAATGCATTCGGTAGAGACTACATTGAAGGTACTGATTTACAAACAACACCAGTACAATCATATGAGCAAAACCCACGTGAAGTGATGTATCAAAAATGTGGAGATGCTATTGATGGAAATATACGCTATATTGCGGAGCAAGCGGTTGCTGCGGGACTTGTACAATTCCCGAATCTCCTAATTCCTGGAGGTCCAGCTAACTGTGTCCATGACGTTACTGATATTCTTAGATCATTAGCGTTTAACCTTAAGTATGGTGGTAACAACTGGATGCAGTATGCTGCTGAATTCTATACAACCTATAATGGTGCTTTAGATCACGTTGCTGCTCAATCTACTGAGACCATCTGGATCATGAATAAGGCAAAAGAATATGCCATTCGTGCCATGAAGGGTCAGGTTATTACTAATGCTGCTGGTCATAATGTTGATCAAAGATTCTATGATGCTGTCCCAAGACCTAATAATTCACTATTCAATTCTATTGCTGATACAGGTATTATTGTTGGACAACCTAATAGTCTTGTAACTAGATCATTCATTGCTGGTGAAGATAAGATTTCTACAACTGATAGTGGCACTGGAATTGTAACTGATGAAGATGCAGTATTCCGTTGTGTTACAAAACTACCTTCTAACCCAATAGATTGTTGTTTATTTGAAGCAGGTGATTCTACTTCAGGAACATGGTTTGGTATTAGAGATAATGGCACATATTTAAGACTCCGTGCTGGTGATGGTACCAATAGTTACAGTGGTGGTGCAAACCATAATGATAATGGTCTTGCAATGCTTGACTTACAAATCAGTAACTTATCAACATACTTTGATGATGGTGACCATGAATTAGTATGGGAGATTCGTATTGGTGGTAACTTAGGTACTGGTAGTGGTAGAGTAAAACTTTGGATTGATGGCACACCTGTTGGTGAAGCAACAACTCCTGGTGCAAACTATACTGGTTTGACAGGTGGCGGTGGAATATTCGCTTCTTCTAACTTCGCTGGATATGCTATTGGTGGTGGATCTCTAGTTGCTGGTGAGTCTGCTGCTATTAACACCTTTACAGTTAATGTTGGTCCTGCACCTAAGATTGCATATGATATTTCACATGCTGCTTATGATAGTAGTAATGGAGATATGGTGATCAATATTGGATCACATAATCATACTGTTGGTACTTTCTTATCACTTGCAACTAACTCTATAAACTTTACATGTGATCAAGATAATAATGCTTCAACTCATTCTTATCCTAGATCTGGTGACCCAGCTGGTAATGCTGCTGTAGAAGTTATCGCAGTTGGAGCAACAGCTCATACTGTAGAGGATGCATCATACAATCCTGAAAATGGTAGTATGTCAATCACTCTACCTAACCATGGTATGACTGACTCTACAATGCATACTATATCTGATGCTACATATGATCCTGATACTGGATTATTAGTATGTCAGTCTGCTGCACATGGATTCCAAACTGGTGATCAAATACAAATCAAGAATGGATCTATAATATTCACTTGTGCTCAAGATAATCATTCTACTAAGCATGGATATCCTAGAGCAAAGGATCCTGCTGGTGATGCTTGGATGTTAGTAGAAGCAGTAACTACAAATAGTTTCACTGTTAACGTTGGTCAGACACCTAAGATTGAATATAACGTATCTGATGCAACTTATAATCAGAATGATGGTGAATTAGAATTAGATATCGGTCAACATAGATTTGTTGGTGCAGATATGCACGTTGCATCTCATGCAGAATATGTTGCTACTAAGGGTCTACTTACTCTGACAGTTCCTGGTCATAAGATCACTAAGGGTGAGCAGATACAAATCTTTGATAACTCCATGACATTCACATGCTCCATGGACAACTATTATAGTGAGCATGTATATCCAAGATCTACTGATCCTTGCAGTGGTAAGTGGTTAGATGTTGTTGAATCTGATATTCCTGGTGGCACATTTACTGTTAATGTTGGAGAGTCTCCAACTGTAGGTTGGAATCCAACTGCTGCTACATTTAACTCTACTACTGGTCAATTAGAATTGACAGTTGGATCTGGTCATGGTTTGGCAGTAGGTACTAACATTAAGATTGCATCTCAATCATTAGCATTTACTTGTGCAATGGATGATCATGCTTCTGTCCATGCATATCCTCGTCACGTTGACCCAATACACAATGAGCCAACACCTATTGTTGGAGTTACCAATGACACTATTGTTGTTAACGTAGGTAAGACACCTGAGCAACAATATGATGTAAGTGGTGCTACATTTACTCCTGCTGATGGTAAGTTAGTATTAACAACAGATAGAAAAACAACTCTTCGTCAGTCTTCAGTTCATAGTATATCCACTGCATCATATGATGGTAAGAAGGGATTAATGAGATTGAGGATTGCTGACCACGGATTCTCTGCTGGAGACTTCGTTAAGGTTGCTGATGGTGGAGTAAGTTTCACTTGCTCAATGGACAACAATGCTACAGTCCATGCATATCCTCGTTCTACTGATCCAATGAGTGATAAGTGGATGGATATTAGGAATGTATCTAAAGATGAGTTTGATGTCTTTGTTGGACGCACACCTGAAATTCCATTCTTAGTTACTGCTGCTGAATTTACTCCTGTAACAGGACACATGAAGATCACTATTGGTGATCACAATCTTCGTAATGGTCAGAGCATAAGATTTGCAAAAGAGTCTCTAACATTTACTTGTTTCTTAGATGCTCATCAGTCACTACACCCATATCCTAGATCTTCAGGATCTAACTTCTCTGGTAACGGTGGTGCTGACCCATTCTATAACAAGCCATGTCCAATCATTCATGATGGATCACCTTTAACTGCAACTACAGGTACATCATATAATCCTACAACAGGTATTATGAGTATCACCACTGATGCTGCTCATGGATTGAGTAATGGTGATGAAGTTAAGTTTAAAGAGGGTGCTGTAACATTCACTTGCTTAGAAGATAACAATGGATCTAATCATCCATATCCTAGAGCAACTGACCCATATGCAAATAGATGGTTGGCAGTATCTAATGTAAGTACTTACACATTTGATGTCCAAGTATTAAGTTATGCTCCTTCAACCAACACTACTGCTCATACATTTGTCCAAGGAACAGTTGGTGGAATTACTAAGAAGGATGGAACTATAACTCTTGATGTTGGTCAATCTTCTGATACTACAGATCATACCTTTATACCACATGTAGGATTTACTCCAGAAAGTGCTGTATACAATCCAACAACAGGTATTCTTAATCTAACTATCGATGGTCATGGATTTGAAAATGGAGATAGGATCAAGATTGATAATAACTCCTTGAAATTTACTTGTGGTTTTGATAATCATGCTACAGTACATACCTATCCAAGACCTTCTGATCCATTCTCAGATAATTGGTTTGAAGTTACTAACGTAACTACACAAAGCTTTGATGTCCAAGTACTAGTGGACATTCCTCAGAGTAATACAACTCTACACACATTTGTTGGTTGCACACCTAATTGTGTCCATAGAGCAGCTATTATAACTGGTGGAATTTATGATCATACCTATTCAACATCTGTAGCTAACTGTGTTAGACATGCTGGTGATAGTGTAAGAATTAAGGATGATGGATTAACATTCAGATGTGCTGCTGATGGCAATTCAAGCAACCACACATATCCTAGATCTGCTGTTACTACTCATACTCCATCTCATGTAGATTATGATCCTAATACAGGTCATCTTACATTCCATGTTGCTAACCATGGATTCTTACCATATTCATATGTGAAGATTGCTGATGAGTCTCTATCATTCAGCTGTAAGAAAGATATTTCAAGACATACTCCTACTGCTATAGATTACAATCCTACAACAGGTGTAGCAGAATTAACTCTTGGTTTATATCATGGTTTAACCACCAATGATATGATTCAGATTTCACCTGAGTCTCTCACATTTACATGTGACTTTAATGGTGATGGTTATACAACTCAGAAGAAATATCCTCGTGCAACAGGTGCTGCAACTTCAAACGGTAAGGATTATGCATATAATACATACTTACCAATTGATTCAGTATCTGCTGACAGCGTATTTGTTAACTTCAATGGTGGTCAAGGTGCTATCACAGATACAAGTACTCATAACTTTATCTCTGCTGATTCAGAATGTGTAACTGGTATTATTGTTTCTGCTCATCTATATCCAAGAGCAACAGACCCTGTTGCTGGTAAGTGGGTACAGATACAAGATACGACTGCTAATAGTTTCAACGTTGAAGTACTTGATGTAATACCTTCTACTCATGTTACAGCTCATAACTTCTTATCTGCAACTAATAACTGCATAACTCATAAGAAGGATCACTTCTACGATAGTAATATTCCTGTATGGGAAATTGGTGAAACCAATCATACACCTACTGATATTACATACAACCCAACTGAGGGTAGTATGCAAATTACGGTTGCTAATAGTTTCTTAGGACCTAATGAGCTTACACCTACAATGTGCACCTTCTATCCTACTACAGGTATATTAAGGTTAACTCAGAATGGTCACAGCGTGAAGAATGGTGACATGATGATGATCAGAGATAGCGTCTTAACATTCAGATGTGATAAAGATAGTCAGGCAACTGATCACTTATATCCAAGACCTTCTGATCCTGTTTCTGGTAAGTGGTTAAAGGCATTCAATATCGGTAGTAACACATACGATCTACAGGTTGGTAATCTTTATGGTGACTCACCTATCTCTAATACTACAACTCACGTTTGCAATAATATTGCTACAGGTGCAATTTATCATGCACGTGACTTTGTAAGATTTGATGAGAATGCAATTACATTTACTTGCAGTAAGGATAACAATCAATCAAACCATACTTATCCAAGAAGATCTGACCCAACATACAGACAGTGGTTACCAATCCGTAATGTAAGTCCTACTGGATTCTCTGTCCAAGTTGGTAAGTCTGCTGTTAATGATGTATACGATCATACATTCGTTTCTGTTGTATCTAATTCATTACACAGACAAAATGGTACTGTTACTCTTGACGTTGGTAATGGACAAATTACTAACCCAACAACTCACACATTCCAGAGTGCAGTAAGTGGTGCATTAGTTGCTGGTGGTCAGTATGCTCATACCTTCATTCCTGGTACTGAAACTTATACTGCTACTGATGCAAACTATCTACCAGCTACAGGTGTTATGACGATCACAGTTCCTAATCATGGATTCCATGATGGAGAGAGCATTAAGATCAATAACAATTCACTTGTATTCACATGCTTACAAGATAGTAATGGATCCGACCATGCTTATCCAAGAAGCAGTGACCCTGTAAGTGGTAAGTGGATAACAATTTCTAATTGCACAGATGACACATTTGATGTCCAAGTATTAGAGAATATTCCATCTACAAATACAACATTACATACCTTCAAGTCTGCAACTCCTAATGGTATTACCAGGGCACAAGTTGTAACTGGTGGTAACTACAGTCATAAGTTTGTTGCTCCTGCACAACTAACACCAACCAACGTTGCATACAATCCAACTACAGGTGTTATGACCATTACTTCTGCGAAGCATGGTCTACAGAATGGTGGCAGAATTAAGGTACAAGATGGATTTGTTACTATGACCTGCACACAGGATAGTAACCAAACTAATCACTCTTATCCTAGAAAGAATGATCCATTCAGTGATGAGTGGATGAAGGTAAGTAACGTCACTGAAGATACATTTGACGTTCAAGTATTATTCAACATACCTTCTTCTAACACTTCTACTCATACATTTGTATCAGCAGTACCTAAGAGTATTACTGTTGCAACAATGATGAAGGGTAACGATAGCATTAAGATTGCTGCTAATTCTCTAACATTCACATGCTCTAAAGATGGTAATTCTACTGAGCACACATATCCTAGAATTACTGATCCTGCATACAATGAGTCTCTAAGAATTATTGATGATGGTGTAACAAGACATACTCCAAGTGGAGCAACTTATACTCCTTCAACAGGTGTATTGGCACTAACAGTTAGTAAGCATGGATTCTCTAATGGTGACTTCATCAAGTTAGATGATTATGCTCTTCATATGAATTGCACAATGGATGATAATTCATCCGATCATGCATATCCTAGAGGTACAGATCCTATCAGTGGTAAGTGGATACAAATTGAAAACGTAACTCAAGATACATTTGAGCTTAATGTTGGCACAACTGCTGCTTCACAATTCACACCTACTGATGCTTCTTATGATCCTTACACAGGACATCTTGAGCTTAATATTGGTCCTCATTCATTGAAGCAAGGTCAGCATGTAAAACTTGCTGATGGTGCTGTCACATTTACATGTGATATGGATCAGAATGGATCACAACATGCTTATCCAAGAACAACTATTGATTCATTCACACCTACAGGTGCAGATTTCAATGGTGAGACAGGTTATCTAACTCTTACTATTACTAATCATGGAATGGATAATGGATCTCTTATTAAGATTGCAGACAATGCATTGTCATTGAATTGCACAATGGATGGTAATACATCAACTAAGACATATCCAAGATCTTCTGATCCTATTAGTGGTAAGTGGAAGCCTGTAGAGAATGCAACTGAAAACACTATTGACATCTTTGTTGGTAAGTCTGAATTTGTAAGTTTTGATCCTCAGAATGTAGAATATAATGCTTCTAACGGTAATATGGTAATTACTGTTGGTCCTGATCATGGTATAGAAGTTAACGATAGCATCTATATCAATGAGTACTCAATGACATTTACATGTGCTCAAGATGGTCATGGATCTGACCACACATATCCAAGAGCAAATGGTGTTGGTGGTGCAACTGCTGACGATCCTGCATTCCGTGATGCTGTTAATGTTACTGCTGTTGATGATAGCACTATAACTGTTAACGTTAATTCTTCACCTAGTGGATCTTCTAATCATGCTCATATCTTCAAACCTGCTGTAGGTAAGACACCAACCAATGTAACTTATAGTGGTGCATCTGGTGTTATGACCATCACAATTCCTGATCATGGAATGTTAGATGGTGAGCAAGTATTGATTGAAGATAATGCATTGATCTTCACATGTGCTAAAGATGACCATGCAACTGAGCATGCTTATCCTAGACATGGTGATCCTGCATCTGGTAAGTGGTTAACAATTTCTAATGTAACTCAAGATACATTTAGAGTCCAAGTACTTGATAAGGTACCTTCTACAAATACTTCCACACATACATTTGTAACTGCTAAGGTTAATTCAATCTTAAGAGGTACAATCAGAAAAGGTGGATCATTCAGTCATACATTTGTTTCTGCTGTTGGTGGTGGTGTAACTCATAAGAGAGATAGAGCATACGATCATTCTATAGAAATTAAGGATGTAGGACATGCAGAATACACAGCATCTGGTGCAACATATAATGCCGAGACTGGTGTATTAACATTAACAGTATTGAATAATCCATTCAGTAATGGTAATAGAATTAAGTTGAAGCCAAACTCACTCACAATGTCTTGTGATATGGATGGCAATGCTACTAATCATTCTTATCCTCGTGAAGGAATTGATCCTGCATATGATAAGTGGTTAGAAGTATCTGGTGTTGCTGGTAACAACTTTAACGTCCAGATCGGTACTACAACTCGTGCTAATTATCTTGTTTCTGATGCAACATATGAGCCTACTACAGGTGATATGACACTCAAGATTGGACCACATGGTTATAAAGGTGGATCCACTCATACTATTACTAATGCAGATTACGATCCTATTGCTGGTACTTTACTTGTAACAATTCCTGCTCATGGATTCACTATTGGTGACAGAGTTAAGATTGCTCAAGATTCATTATCATTCACTTGTGGAATGGATGGAAATACATCCACTAAGACTTATCCTAGAACAACTGATCCTCAGTTTAATCAGTGGATGCCAATCAGTGATGTCACTTATGATACATTTAAAGTCAATGTAGGTACTTCACCTCAGTCTACACATAACGTAACGGCTGCTAATTATAATCCAACATCAGGTAACATGGAACTTACCATTGGATCTCATACATTAGATGTTGGTGATAGCATTAAGATCAAACCTAATTCATTAACATTCACTTGTGATTACAATGGTGATGGTAACACAACTCAGAAGACATATCCAAGATCATCTGGTGCTTCTACCGCAAATGGTAAGGACTATGCATATGATACTGCCCTACCAATTACTGCTAAGACTGCTACAACAATCACAGTTAACGTTAACGGAAATCAGGGAGCAATCACTGATGAAACTACACACAACTGGGCTGGTGGTACTGCTGCTGGTGCTGTAATTTCTGGTGGTGGATATGCACATACATTTGTAACTGCTGCTCCTAATGGACTTAAGGTTGCACATGAATCATTGTGGATTGAAAATCAGTCATTAGTATTCAAGTGTCTTTTAGATAATAACGCAACTGAGCACTTCTATCCTCGTGCAAATGGTCAAGGTGGTGCTACTGCTGATGATCCATATTATGATACTTCTATTCCAATTCAATCAGTTACTGCTGATAGCGTTGTAGTTAATGTTGGTATTTCTTCTAATACTTCTCAGCATACATTTGTAAGATCTGTAAATGCATTCACACCTACAGGTGCAACATTCACACCTGGATCTGGTGAGTTGGTATTGACAGTTGCTGGTCATCCATTTGTTACTGGAGATAAGATTCAAATTAAGGATGAGTCTATCGTATTCAGATGTCAGCAAGATAGTTTTGGAAGCGATCATGCATATCCTAGAAAGCAAGATCCTGCATCTAATAATGCATGGTTAAGTGTTACTTATGTTGATGCTAATTCCTTCTCAGTTAACGTTGGTACATCATCTAACACAACAACTCATAACTTCCAATCTGCTGCAACAGGTGCAATTATTAGAGGTGTAGTTAAGGGTGGTGGATCTTATGCACACACATTTGTAAGTGCTGCTGATGGTGGCATCATGATGGAGAATTCAACAATCAAACTTGATGTTGGAGAATCACATGCTAAAGGTTATGGAGTAAGTGCTGCATCTTACGTACCTAATACTGGTCTTCTAACAATGACCATCGGTACCCATCAACTTAAGGTTGGTAACTACGTTAAGATTGCAAACAAATCAATGGTCTTCCGTTGTGATCAAGATTCACAAAATTCTGATCACTGGTATCCACGTCCTACAGGATGGGGTGGTGCTACAGGCAATGACCCTGCATATAATAATAGAGTTGAGATTACTGCTGTTACTGCTGATGGTATTACAGTTGATGTTGGTACATCTTCTAACACTACAACTCACGTATTCCAAAACGCTAATAACACATACTCCACAGAGACTGCATCATACAATCCTGCTACTGGATTCATGACACTCTCTGTACCTAAAGATAAGAAGACTGCTACGGGTGCTGCATACAACCCAACATCTGGTACTTTAGAATTAACAATCGGAGCACATACTCTGACTACTGATGATACTATCAGATTGTTACCTAACTCACTAACATTCACTTGTGATTATGGTGGAGATGGAAACGTAACTACTAAGACATATCCACGTGCTGCTGGTGCTGCCACAACATCTGGTGCTGATTATGCATATAATCAAGAGTTAGACATCACTGCTGTATCTGGCACAACAATTACTGTTAACGTTAACGGTGGTCAAGGTGCTATCACAGATACTACTGCTCATGTATTCCAGTCTGCTACTGCAAACGGTATCCTAGTGGGCAATGGATTCATTAACGGTGAGTATGTTAAGATTGCAGACAATTCATTAACCTTCACATGTGGTAAGGATAACAACGTTACTAATCATTCATATCCAAGATCTACTGATCCTTCAAGTGGAAGATGGTTGAAGATCTCTAATGTTAATTGTGATCTATTCGATGTCCAAGTATTAACAGACATTCCTTCTACAAATACAACAGTCCATACATTTGTTTCTGCTAACGCATCTAACGTCCAGAGATCTATTGTTACTGTTGGTGGTGAGTATACTCATACATTCCACTCTGCTGCTACAAACGGTGTTACCGTTGGTGGTAACTACACACATACATTTGCTGATGCGAAGCATAACGGTTTACATAGACAGTCTGGTAAGATTACTGTTGATGTAGATGTTGCTGCTACTGCTGATCTATACGATCATACATTCGTAAGTGCTCTTGCTGGTGCTGTAATAGGTGGTGGTAGTTATCGTCACACATTCGTATCTGCTGATACTAATGGAGTTGTTAAGGCAAATGATTATGTAATGTTTGATGACTTCTCATTGGCATTTACATGTGATCTGGATAAGGATGAAACTCCTCACACATATCCAAGACCTACTGATCATGCAAGTAACCAGTGGTTACCAGTACATAATGTATCTACCTCAACATTCGATGTTGGTGTATTAGGATTCAATATGATTCCTTCTACATTCCTTGGTACTCATACATTCGTATCTGCTAAGAAGAAGGGTCTTAAGAAACAAGACGGCACTATTACTATTAACGTTGGTAAGTCACCAGCTGGAAATACATATCAGCATACATTTGTAAGTGCTAATGCTGGTGCGTTAATACAGGGTGGTAATTATAGACATACTTTCGTATCTGCTCTATCCAACTGTATTACTGTTGCCAATGATGGTACACAATTAACACCTACAGACGCATACTATGAGCCTACAAGTGGTCAGTTAACTCTAACTGTTGCAAATCATACTCTTGGTACTGATGATGCTGTTATCATTGATAGCAATTCATTAACCTTTACATGCTCACAGGATAGCAACCAGACTAACCACACATATCCACGTGTTACAGACTATGCTGATGGTCAGAAACTACCAGTACAGCATGTTAAGTCATGGGCATGGCCTACAAGATCTGATCTAGATTACTATAGATCACGTCTAGTTGATCCTGCATACACTGGAAATGAATCTCTAAATGTAGAAAACGAACTTACTACTCTTGTTAACTTTGCAACTGATGCATTTACTAACCCAAGTAATATTGCAAACAGAAGTTACACACTACCAACTGTATGGCCCGTCAAGTACACTCCAGATGTAGTTGCTAGAGATCTAACAATTACATACGATGTATCTGGTGGTGGTCAAGATGCTAATGGTAACTGGGTTGGCACATGTAATGAAACTGCTTCTGCAATTAATACACTTGCTGACATATACATCAACACTATATCTCAAGCAGCAAATAACAATCAAAACTATCTTGTTAACAGTGTAACTAAGACATTCCCATCTGCATATACCAATACCGTATACCAGTCAGGTACATGTTATAACGTCCAGTCTGCTATCGATACATTATTCGATAGTATGTCAACCACTCTAGGTGCTGGCACATATAATAATAAGATTATCGCTAACATGATTCTCTTCAATCAGCAAGCAATTGCTGGAAGAGCATTCTCAGATACACTAGCAAGTTACCCATCTACTAACTTAACTATTGACTTCTGTAATGATGTCCTTAAGGCAGTCCGTTATGACTTGATTACAGGTGGTAATGCTGGATCATTCAGAATGACACAAGACTGGTTTGATGGTGAAGGTAATTTCATTGCATTCCAAGATGTTGTTAGATCTCAGATCCTATTTGCTCTAACCAGATGTAGAGAATACATTAAGAGTATCATGTATCTTGTTGGTACTGATAGTGTTTGGGACAACTATGACGTATGGCAACCAGCTGGAAGACTTGAGTGGAATCAGGAAGCAGTTGAGTTTATAATTGACTCTTCACTTAACCCAATTGAGTTTGCTCTAGAAAGATCATCCTTCCCAACAGAAGCAAGAGTTACATTCGTTGCATCTACTGATGCTGTTAACAGAGTTACCAAGTATGAGGTAGGTTGGGATTACAATACTGACCCTGCATTGGTTACACTAACTCCTGAAGTTGAAGTTGGATTTGACCGTGCTGAATATAGAATTAGAATTAATCGTGCTAACAACTTCAGACGTGGTGATGTATTAAGTTACATCCCTGCATCTGATACATCCCTAAGTGGATTGACAGGTCAACCTTATTTCTATTGTTTGACTGCTACTGCTGAGTGGTTTGAAATTGGTGCTTCTTACATCCACGATGGAAGATTCAGAGTATTACAAGTTGATACAAGTAATTCTGGATCACAAATCATGGCAGTTGTACAGAGAAGTGGTATTACTCGTAACGCTCCAGTATATGCTATCGATCCTTCTGATACTCCAATCCAAGGTGGATTCAATCCTGCTGACGTTATCTACGGTAGTGTTTCAGGTGCTGAGTCTGAGATAGGAAGAATTCAGGATAATGAAGCAACTATCCGTAAGATCTTTACACATTATCCTATCACTGGTATGTCAACCACACAGGGTGGTGAGTATGAAGTCTTCTTGAATGGTGAGACTGTCCAAGTCCAAGGTGCTGGATCAAATACTGGTTTTGTAATGCAGACTAAGAAGTCTACTGATGGCACATCATTAGTTAAACTACAAACTATCGCTGGTACTATAGCTCAGAATGATGTATTAGAAGGTCAGACATCTGGTGCAACAGGTACTGCTGGTGCCCCAACTGATAGATTCTTACTTAATGTCTCTAGAGGTGCATTTGCTTCAGGTGATTGGTTCTTCTCTAAAGAATCAAATACTGAAGGATACATTGACAACTATGTCAATAAGTCTGGATCACTTACAGGTAATACTGGTGGTCGTATCACGATTGATGTTGAAACCATTGATGCTCAGTGGGATCCTGGTGACGTTATCTACGGTAGTGTTACTGCATACATCCTTTCAGTTAAGGGTATAACTGGTACACAGATTCAACTTAACCAGTACATACATGGTACTGCGGTATATGAGTTAGATCTTGGAGTCGCAATCGTTGATATCGGCACTAATGATACCTTCCGTGTTGGTGATGAAGTATCACTCCTACAAGGTACAACTGAGAAGAATCCAGGATTCAAAGCAACTGTAACAAAATACATTAATGGATTAGAGCTTGAGAATACTGATCCTAACTACGGTATACACAAACTTTGGGTTGGTAACGTAGTTCCAGTAGGCACAGGTGAGACAATCGATGCTGTAACTCAAGGCACAAACAACATTGGTAAGATTGATCTTGGATCTAACTTCCCAAGCATATATGCTAACGTTACTAACGTAACTACAACAACTTACTCATCATACGCTAAGGTCGTATCAATCGAGCAAGTTGGTATCACTGCTGAAATTTGGGTAGAAGATGCTTCTGGGGCATTCGTTGATAATATGTCAGTCATTTCCGACTACGGATGGGGTGGTGCAGTTTCATCTGCTCGCACACTCGAAGGTCGTGTTGACAGATACTTCAGAGGATTTGATGGTCAGCAAACACAGTTTGATTTAACCATCTCTAATGGTGAAGCATACTTCCCAGATCCAGCTGGTCACTTACTAGCATTCGTTAATGGTATCCTACAGCCTCCTGGCGGTAACAACTCTTACGTTGCATTCTCAGACAAGATTCAGTTTGCTGAGCCACCTGTAATCGGATCACAATTCGTTGGTTACTACGTTGGTAAATTACGTCAGTTAGACGATATCAGTTATGAGTTTGATTCATTGAGATCTTCCTTCAACCTTAAGAGATCTGGATTATTCTACTCCTTGACTCTAACTGAAGGTGTTTCATCTAACGTTATCCGTCCTGAGAATAACATTATCGTATCACTTAACGGTGTTATACAGGAACCTGGACTCGCATACGAGATCGTTGGTTCACGATTAATCTTCGCTGAAGTCCCACGTGCGGGATCAACATTCGTTGGTTTCTCATACATTGGATCTGACGCAGACGTTATCGCAGCAACCGTTGTCCCACCAATCGAAGCTGGTGACAAACTTGAAATAGACGGTGAAGAATTTGCTCGTGAGGTTGCTCTAATTGAGTCTTCAAACTCACTAATCACATTCGAGTACACTGGATCTGTTAAGGGTCGTAACGCTGCTGCTATCGCTGATATCACATCTGGACAGATTACAAATGCTAACCTAACCAACTCTGGTGATGGTTATACTTCACGTCCTAACGTTGACGTTATCTCCTCTTCTGGATTTGACGCTCGTATCAAGGCATTGATGGGTGTTACTAGAATTGATGTTAAGACTCCTGGTATCGGATACGCATTACCAACAGTTGCTATCGATAATGAAGTTCCTGATAGTTTCACAACTCCTGAAGGTGCTCCTATTAACGGTGGATTTGACGTACTCGCTGGCGAAGGATCTGAATACACAGGTGGTGCTGGAGATATCGATCCTGGCACAATCTTCATATCACAAGACCCAGTTAACGTAACAGTTAACCAAGGTTACTCTGCTTCATTCACAGTTGTCTCTACCGTAACTAACGATCAGACAATGAATTATCAGTGGCAGAAGAAGGAGTATGGCACACAGACATGGAGCAACATCATTGGTGCTAACCAGTCAACATACAATACTCCAAATACTACACAGGCAGACGACAGTGACGAATATCGTGTTGCGATCACTGCATCTGGTGCAACTCCAGTTTACTCACTATCTGCTGTATTGAGCGTCCAGACTGGTGCTACAGTCCTAAGCAACTTCTTACCAACACAAATCTTTGATGACATCTAAATAACTCCATGAGTGCAACAGCAACTTACAACGAAGCGACTAAAGTCTTGACGGTGGCATCCAATGGATTACCATCGCCAGTGGCTCATGGCACGTTTCCTAACGATCACAACCCTAATGTACCTACTGAGCAAGATTTCGATCATGATTTCTTGTATAGAGGTGGCACATTTGGCACTGCTAGGACGTTTGACTCCAATGTCTATACGCATGATGGATTCATTCGATCAATAACATTGTCAGTAACAGATCTTACTGTATTCACTGGGAATAATATTCAACCTGGTGACCACTTAATGTTTAAGTTTAGTGATGGATTACACTTAAGATATCTTTACAAGGGCACTGAGTTTACTTCTATTGCTGGTGAGTGCTGGTTGGCAGCAGATGATAGATTAGATTTGATCATGGATACACAGGAGATAACTCCTGTTAATGGTACATATGAGTATTGGGATAGCAGAAACGGAAGAACTCAAACTCCACTGGGGAACATAGGAATTGCTGGCAATGGAGTTGCTATTTTTAACCCTTCTGCTGGATCAGGACTCAATCCTCCTGCTGGATTCAGTTGGGTTGCTGCTGGAGATGCACCTTTTGTTAATTCTGGAGAAGATAATTGTGGTGGACACCCTACACAATCAGGTGAATACCATTATCACGACCCACATTTCTTAGATTGTTGGAAAGCCAATTCAACAATGGCAAGTTATAACGATTATTATGGTAATACCCAGTTTAATGGTAATAATATTCGTCATCCAGACGGTCATTCTAAGATAATTGGCATATGTTTTGATGGATTTCCCATCTATGGTCCTTTTGGATATGATGATCCATTCGATAATTTGAGTGGTACTCGTACAATGAGGACTCAATACGGTATTAAAGACCAAGAAGCACCTGGTAGACCCGATTATGGCACGGATTCTGACAATCCACCTGCTGGTGCACTCATGGAAGACTATGAATATGTCGAAGGTAGTGGAGATTTAGATATTCATAACGGTAGATATTGCTTTACACCTGAATATCCCACTGGAACCTACGCATATTTCCTAACAGTAGACCCTGATGACAATGATATAACAAAATTCCCTTATATCATTGGTAATACAACCAGAGAAACTATTGACACCACGTTCACTGTAGCACCTGTATCATCTGGTGGTGATGGTGGAGACGGTGGAGACCCTCCAATCCCTCCAACTTTACAATTTACATTACAACCACAGAATGTTACTGTCAATTCTGGTCAAACTGCTACCTTCAATATACAGAAGTTAGTAATACCAGAGGACGGACCTGTATCATACCAGTGGTATAGATCTACTGACGGTGGTTTCGCATTTGCTGTCATCACAGGTGCTACCGCAGATACCTATTCTCTAACTGCACTACCCTATATGACTGGGTATCGCTTTAGATGTCGTATAACTGGTCCAAATGGTGCACCAGTACCTGCTTCTAACTCACCATTAGATTCACAAGCAGCAATATTGACAGTAACTGGTGCTGGTGATGGTGGAAGCACTGATAATAGATTCGATAGTACATCATCTACTATGGATTCTACCTTACAATCTTATGATGGTACCTAAATAATCCTGTAATCAAGTATTCAAATGGCTAAACAAACACTCAGTATTGGTACTACCGCTAATGACGGCACTGGCGACAGTCTGAGAGATGGTGCTATCAAATTGAATCAAGTCATTGATGAGATTTACACCAATCTAGGTAACGATACCAATCTACAAGTCAACGTAGGTGCTCCTACGAATGGACAAACTCTAGTATGGAATGGTGCTCAGTTTACTGAGGGTCATTTCGCTGCATTTACAGCAGATGTAGACGTAGCAGGTCAGAAAATCGTATCATCTAACAATGGAGACATAGTTATACAACCAAATGGTAGTGGTGATATCAAATTCTGGGCAGCAAACACTGGATCTGCACTTACCTATATTGATGGTGCTGATGGAAAATTAAAATGGTCTAATGACTTTGCAACATCTGGTGATTTACCAGCATTCACTGATCATAAAGGAATGTTTGGTGTTGTTATTGATGAGTCTGCTGCATACTATGCAACTAACACAGCATGGACTAAGTTAATTGACAATACAGATAGTATTGGATTACTTGATGATGTAGATATGACAGTCGGTGGAGGTCCGAGTGATGGTCAAGTTCTTAAATGGTCCGCTTCAAATCTTAAATGGCAGCCTGCTAATGATGAGGCAGGATCTGGTGGAGGCGGTGGTACAACTCAAAACTTATTTGAAGGAATCACTGCTGACACTGGCAGTACTACTGCTAGTGCTCCTACTGATGTTCTTACAGTTGCGGGAGGCACTAATATCTCGACTGCAATCACAGGAGACACCCTCACAATAAACATGACAGGGGCATTAGGTGATGCAAACCAAAATGCCTATGGTGTAATTGGAAGTGATTCGGGAAATAAGACAGCAAGTAGCACTACTGCTACTATTAATTTACTTGGTGGCACTGGTATAAGCACTGCTATATCAGGTGATAACCTTACAATCACCAATGATGCTCCAAACGTATCACAGAATATATTCCAGACAATTGCTGGTGATAGTGGTACAACTGCTGCTGGAAGTGCAACTACTACATTAACCGTAGCGGGTGGTAATGGAGTTGCAACTGTTGCAACAGCAGACACGTTGACTATAAACGCAGATCTTTATACCTCTTCTACTCCATCCAATAATGATAATATCGTATACAATGGTACTTCATGGGATCCTGTAGAGAGTCCTACAGTTGGTTTTACAGTTACTGCACCTACCATGTCTGACTATCAATTCTCAGGTGGTGGTATGGATTCATCCGCAAATAATCCAACAATCTATGTTTATAGAGGATTTACATACAGATTTGACAACTCAGGTCCAGGTGTAGCACACCCATTTGAATTAAGACAGTCAGCAGGTGGTGCTGCTCTATCTGTTGGTGTTACTGGATCTACTACAGGAGTCCAATATTATACTGTGCCTCAAAATGTTTCTGCTGGCACAACCTATGTTTATCAATGCACACTCCATCCTGCAATGGTTGGTAATATAGTAATCGTCTAATATGGCAAGAACAGTCCCTGGATCTGGAGCACAAATCTTCCCTGTATTTAATAGTATATCAGGGGTGAGGGATGTCTATGTGATTAATCCTGGGAGTGGATATGATCCTAATGATCCACCTAGACTTCGTATTGAAAATTGTGGCACACCTATTCGTGATGCTGTATTGAGACCTGTCATAGAAGGTGAAGCAGGGGAGATTACTGCTGTTGAGGTGTTAGATCCTGGTGAAGGATATAACCCATTGAAATTGGTAATTGAAGATGATGGTTCAGATAACCATGCAGATGGTATAGTCTACCTTAAGGAAGATGGTAGTATAGATTTCATTCAGATGACCACACCTGGTGATGGTTATTTTAATGCTACTGCTCGTATTGAAGGTGGTGGTGGATCAGGGTCTGAATTAGTACCAGTAACAGGATTGATAACTGGTCTTTCTATTGAAGAGCAAGGTAGAAACTACACTGAAGAGGACGTTAACCTTATCATTTCAGGTGGTGGAGGACAGGGTGCAACTGGTGTTGCTGCTGTTAATCCATTCGGTCAGGTTACATCTATTACTCTAACAAATCAGGGTGAATTCTTTGAAGATCCTCCTCTTATACAGATAATAAAAGGCGGTGGATCTGGTGCAACGGCCGAAGCGTTTATCAACCTCGGAAAGATTACAAACATTGACCTCTTGGCAGGTGGCGGTGGATATAGCACACCTCCAGAGATTATCTTTACTAGGGATACTAACCTTATTAGAGAAGCAAGAGTTAGACAGTCGTTAAATGCAGTTACATATAACCTTACAGGTATAACATCTGATCTAACATCAAGTCAAACAGAAATACCAGTTGAAACTACTGCTCCTTTCCCAGGTTCAGGTAAAATCCTACTTGGTAGAGAGTTAGTTAGATATACAGGTAAACTTGAAGCTGGTGTAGACGGTGCAACATACGATGCTTTCACTGGATGTGATAGAGGTATTAACTTCCGTTTTGACCAGAAGGTTATATTAGATAACTTACAGGATGATCCTAATACTGGGTTATCTGCTTATAGTTTTAGTGTTACTGACAAAGTAAGAAGGGTTGAAGAGTCATCTAACAACCGAGTTGCTATTGTATATGACTGGGATGTTGCTCAAAGAGCACTCTACTTAACCTTTGAGGTTGATGAATTAGCATTCATTGATGCTGGTAGATCTAATGAGAAAGCAAAGAATATAGCATTCGTTGCAGGTACTTCTGGATCATCTGGCACAGGTATTGAGCCTCACGTTTTAGTTGAAAAGGAAGGAAGTGACATTGTTACTTTCACTGTACCACTAGGACTCATCCTAAATAGAGCATTTGAAGATGATGATGAAGAGTATACTGATAGTGAAGGTGTACAAAGATTTGGTGATGGTATCATTGACCTTGTTAACACTGGTACAGACTTTGAAAACCAGATTAATCTAGATGGTGGTATTGCATCGTCTAAATATGGTATAGAGGAGACTCTTGGTGGACAAAACACCACCCTATTACAGATAGGGGATCAGATATATGACGGTAGTCAGAATGCATTAGTTGCAACAGTACAGTCTGCTGGTCAATTAGGAGATGGTGATACTCATACATCTACTGCTGATATAATTATAGAATATACTACACAGAACCTACATACCGTTGAGAGCAGTCCTTCGGGTGCAGAGCAATTAGAAGGTGTTACAACTGGTGTTAAGTGCACTTCTGTTAGTAGGATATCTGGACCTAAGACAGGTCAATACACTATTAGTGTTAAGAGTTTAATACCTAATGGTGACACTTACAAGTTTAATGTAGGTGAAGTGCTTAGAGGTAATACTTCTGGAGCATTAGCCAACATCAAAGCTGTTGAATATAATACATTCTCCCGAAACGAGGGTGAATAACCCACATAAATAAAAAGAAGGCAATTGTATAGTAATGGCATTACTTACCGACCAATTTAGAATATTTACTGCCGAAAGGTTCAGGAAGGCACTTGAAGGGCCAAATCCTACTCAGTCTGACCTGGAAGCGGGTACTAGTCGGGATCGCCTTTATGTGTTTATCGGTAGACCACAACCATGGGATAACGAAAACGCACCTCCAGACCCAGTAGATTCATTCCAAGAATTTTCCGATGACTATTCGGATATGATCTCCCTGAAGAGGGTGTTAGCAAATGACACCATTCAGGTTATCCGTCGTACTGACTGGATTCCCCCAGAGCAAACCACTGGTGGTCTGGGTTATGTTTATGATATGTATCGTCATGATTACTCCTCGACTAAAACGGCATCGTCGGGTGCTACCAAACTTTACGACGCAGATTTCTACGTTGTTAACTCGTCTTATCAAGTTTACAAGTGCATATACAACGGCACCAGTCCTAGTGATCCTAATGGTAAACCTAGTACTGTTGAGCCTACTGGCACCTCCACTTCAATTATCACAACTGCTGATGGTTACCGTTGGAAGTATATGTTTACGATCCCTGTTGGTCAAGTCTTAAAATTCTTCTCCAACGAATACATGCCAGTGTTATTTGACACTGCTGTTGTGGCGGATGCTATCGGTGGAGAGATTGATACTATTGTTATTGGATCATCTGGTGCGGGTTATAACAACGGTACCTATGAAAACGTCCCTATTAAAGGAGACGGAGTTGGTGGTAGGGTTTCACTTGTTGTAGATGGTGGTCGTATTGCATCTGCTACTGTTACATCTGGTGGATCTGGATACACCTTTGGTAAAGTAATCATCGATGAAGTCAATGGTATTGGTGCTGGAACAGGTACTGGTGGTAGCGTTGAGGTTGTCATACCTCCAGTAGGAGGACATGGTAAATCCCCTGCAACTGAATTGGGTGGTTTCCGTGTAATGATTAACACTAAGTTCACCTACGATGAAGGATCTGGTGACTTCCCAACTGATAACGACTATCGTCGTATTGGTTTGGTAATTAATCC